CTAGAGCCAACTGAAAGGTATTTAGGTTCATCTGTAGGGTATGCAGGAGCATAGTCCGGAGGAGATACCCAAGTAGGCACACCTTGACTGTTTACCTGCAAAACTTTTGATGCTGAACCTGGGAATGGAACATCAAAAGCATCTCTCCAAGTAACAGAGGTAGTACTCTCAGCATAAAGCACTTTGCCAGTGCCTGAAAGACCTGCGTCTACGGTAGTCACTGCAGGAGGTATATACCCTTTCTTAGAGTATGTCGATTGTAGGTAGTTGAGTGTGGAAGCATCAGTATCTTCTGTAGGCTCTGCTACATTCATAATCTTAGCTGCATTTAAGTCCCACACGTTCCCTGATACTGACAGCGAGTTTTGTGCTGCCAATGTAATTCGGTCTAACGCATTCTCAAGAAGGTCGTTGGTAAACTCCTTCTGTATATTAATTGTCTGCGTTCTGTCTGATGTCCTATAGACTGTTACTACTTGCGCTCCAATAGCAGTAGGAAATGTGAGCGTAATTGTGTTCGAGGAGACACCCGGTATCGTGTTATTCGTAACCGTAAAGTCTACGCCATTTCGGTAGCGTGTTCCGTCTGCTGCGTATGCTTCAACATCAGTTGTGTTCTCGCACTCAAGGGCAACAGTAAACGACTGGTCAGCTCTTGTGTTCCCTGTAAAGGTGGCTTTTCTATTTGTTACATTTATTGCCATTAGAACTCCGCAATGTCCGTTGTGTCACCATATACCAGAAGCATCTTTACAGTAGCCGTGTGGCCAGTTAAATGAAGATAAGTAGAGTCATGTGATTTGTCTGCTGTATTCTTATCACCGTCCTCATCTGCCGCAGCCCACATATTGCAATTCATTAAATCTAGCCCAACTAATATATCGTCGTTTGCAGTACTGTCGTCCGCAAAATACCCTGTAGATGAAGTTGCGTCTGGAATAAACTTTGCATCCCCATCTGTACCTTTTGCAGCGCTGTCTGTCCTAGGCCATAAATATGGTCTGAACACAGGATAAATATTGCTTGAACTTGCCGCACTGTAAACTTGCAAAAATACGAGGTGAGGCATTACTTTGTCTCCACTGTCGTCTACTAATGCATTTGCAACGAGTAAAGGAAAGAATGGGTGTTGACACATAGTGCTAGGCAGTTCTGTTGAAGTTCTCGTCCCATCGGCATCGCCAAACCTGGTTCCAAACGCGACACTGTTTACTGTTGTGTTTGCATTGTTTACATAAGTTGCATCTGTAGAAATGAGTTTCATTCTAGGAGTGTAAACCATTGATCCATCTCTAGAACCAAGCATTTTTAAGTCCCTAGCTGCATCTGTTGCTGAGGGTGGCTCATTTGGTGTCTCGTATGCGTAAGGTGGATCTGCAGTTACTCCCTCTGGCTCGTAGGTGGTACTGTTTAACTTGATAACTTTACCAACATCATCAGTTGTAGTAGGCAGTGTAGGCATTTCCCTAAACTCTCTCCACAACGCAGACTTTGAAGTTCCCTCGCCCTCTACTGTTGTGCCAGTTCCGTAAGAGTAGCAGTACCGCAATACATCTGCGGGGACAGCACGAACCCAACGAGGCTCTGTCCACTCCACATAAGGTGCGCTTCCGTAACTTGACACTGGGCTTAAGACAGCGGTACTTGCAACACCAGAAGTAGAAGGAACCTCTAGCTTCGCAGTCCATGCTACTGTGGGCGTAGAAGGTAAGTAAGCTGATGGGCAAATCCATAAAGTATTTGAACCACTTGCATCTGGTATAGACAAGGTAGCGGTTGAATCAGATAACTTGGATAACTCAGCCTTAGTAGCCAAGTCGTTATGCCACTTAGGGCTACCCATATCTGTTATCTCTTTATTCTTCATTGAGTAAGCAGAAGGATCAGTGTCACTTCTGCCTGCCTGCATGACCAATGAATCCATTAATCTGTCTGTAGATTTCTGGAACTCAGCTGTCGGTATAACTGCAGCGTTCGTATAGTCATACTCTTGCTTGAGCGTTTCTTCCCTATAGATGTGTATTGTATCTGTTGGGCTAGTACCAACCCAAACAATCCATCCATAGTCTGTTCTTCTGTTGTTGCTTGATACTGCATCACCACCGGAGACCTTTTGTACTACTGTGTAATTATTACTTCCACCCTCGGTCTGTAATGTACTTACGCCTGCTGCGCTTATTCGTGCGACTTTTATAGTTTCTGTGTGCCTAAATGAAAACGGTATAGGAAATGTTTCCCCACTAATGGCAGAGCCTGTGTACTTTACTTCGTATTCTTCGCTAGATTGGGTCATGATTCTTGTTTATACCAAAGGACGTTAAAAGTTATATTTAATGAGTCAGGATGTTTCATAAAGCGTTGTAGCAATGTTGTTGCTGCAGGAGGGTTGCCTGGCCAATCGTTGTTGTATTGTGGGTTCATAAAGCTAGTTTCATGCAGTGTAGATGCTGCCGTAAATGTTACAGTGCTTGCGTCTATACTTACCACATTCATAATAAATGAAAAATCTCTTATGTTCTGCACCCCAGAATTTGACCATTCTTTGTTCTCTGCAGAAGCAGTTGAGTTACGATGCGCCCCATACCACCACCTAGTCGCTGTATGACCATTTGCGGATTCATCGTCTGGAATCTCATGAAGATGTGGGCATAAGAACACTACAGCATTTGCATCTGCAGTCATGTTATCAAATGTCCCTAAGTAAACTGGGTGATCGTATGTAGCATCTCCATTTGTTGTACTCATTCCATTGTAGTGGGAAGCACCTGACCTCTTAGCGCAAGTAACTGTATGAGTAGTAATCTTAAAGATCCTACCCAACTCTAACTCATTTCGCTCTACATATTCACTTGCAGAAAGTGCAGTCTCTAACGGAGTTAGTCTTTGCCCTTCCTTGTTCGGCAATATCTCGCTTAGTGCGTTGTAACTTCGAACCGAAGACTTCCTAGAGCCTGAGTGAGTTACGATGGAATACACCTTGCCTGGTTTATTCGAAGGACTGTCGTCAAACGAAGTCCCTACCTCATTGACAGCCGTCCAAGTTGCGGTTCCATTGATATCCATAAGGAGTTTGTCGTTATCTGCACTCCCTGCTATTGCTGGTAAGTAGCCTGCAATATCTACCCAACCAGAAGCTGTGTAGTACTTAAACTCTTGCCTTCTAGGGTCAGCCAGCCCAGTAAACGTAGCCCATTCACCAGTAGCAGCGCTACTTGAGGATGTATACCTTCTAAACTTACCTACATCGCTAGATGCAACCGTCCAAGGGTTAGTACCACCACCAACGCCTGAGTCAACCTGTGACTTGCTTACTGCGCTTGTATCTGCACTACTGTCTGCTATTTCGCTTATACGTTCGTCTACTGCTGTCCAATGCTTTGTCTCTACTGGAGCTACTTCGAGAGACTGTTGAGCCATCATGGTTATTCTGTCGAGCGTGCCTTCTATGTCTGCGTTTGACATATTTAGCATTGCGCTCTTGTATTCATCTTGAAGAACTCTCTTCATATGACGTTGAACTCGAATGGTTGCTACGCTTGTGTCTGGTGTAGTTCCAATCCAAGTGAGGGTGCCAGTCGTCCCTGATATGCTCACATTGTAATTAACACCACGAGTTTGCCTCGTCAACACTCCTGTAGACACAGCCTTCGTCCACACATACAAATCATCCTTATCGTATACAGGGAATGTAATAGTAAACGATGGATTTGATTGTGCATCCGAGTCGGTGATGTTTTGTATATATGAGTCAGAGGTTATTGTCATCGTATAAATATCTGATTTCTTTGAAGGTCAAACTCGATTTCCTGTTCTTTTTGTGCTTTCTTTAGTTGCGCTATTAATTCATCTATTGGATCAGAGGGTAAACCTATGGTCAATTTACCTAGTGATTTCAAAAAATGTAAACCCCCTATTAAAGATTCGTATGTCGTATCGCGACCATCTGCTGCTTCCAAAAATCTTCCATAACTTCGATATATTTCAGCTACCGTAGATGCAATGGAGTTTTGCGGAGCATAGTTGGAGTTTGTATCAACTCCAAGATGATTAAGCGTTTTTTTGGCAAAGTATATAAGGTCTGAACCACCGAGTACCATTGGTAATTTTTCCGCTACTTTCCAACCTAAGTCATCTGTGGCTTTCTCCTTTAGTCTTTGCTTAGATTCTTCATCAAGCCATGTGTCTTCATCCGCAAATGTTGCAAGATCAAAGACTTCCCCAACCGCCCAGTCAATTGGGCCTTTTATCGTGGCTACCATTATGCTACTCAAGACAGTCTGGCTAATAAGACTCTGTAACTCTACTCCTGCCCCTTTTAAGTCACCACCTTTGACTAGATTTACAACTCTTCCTGCATATTGTCGCTGCCTCATTGTCATCCTGCCCACAAATGAACGGTACATATTCAATACTGCAAATGAGGCTTTACTCCGGCCTTGTAATTGCGCCCAAGTTTGCATATCAGCTGTCCAAGCAGGCTGAGATTCTCTAATAGTACGTTCAAAATTTAAAACAGTTTCCCTCCAATATGCCTCGCTACCTATTTCTTTTTCCCTGCCACTGTTTTTCCAAGCTCTATTAGACAACTGTATATTTACTTCCCAGATTGAAACCAATGCCTTCTTATCAGCTGCATTAATGGCTGATCCTAAAAATTCCATAGTTGGGCCATATACACCCGCATCAGTCTTATTTATTCTTTGACCCATGACCGTGTTGTATACACCTGATTCTACAGTCTCTCCCATTTGGGCAGAATGCGCAGATCTATTTTCCGTAACATATCTTCGTGCCGCCAGTGGACTTTTTTCAATCATCTGATTATATGATTCTGTTCTCTTAGATATCGATAAGTTTGTGGCGTAGCCTCTAGCCATATTAACCGCCATAGCAGACTTAGCACCTTCCCCATAAATCATGTTAAGGGAGTTTGTCGCGCCTAGCACTGATAAAGGCTGATACGCAACAACAGGAAGGTTGGCTACCAACGAACCTTGAGCTGCGTTATTTCGCATCCACATTATCCAACCCTCTGGTCTCTCTGTGCTTCTACCAGTCACATTTAAAGAACTAGAGGTTTCTCGCGTTATCCCTTTGTAAAAGTCTCCTAAGTTTTTATAAACTTTATACTGCGTACTGCTCTTACCATATTTACTCACAATAGTTTGTTCTATCCCTTGTAATAAGTCCTTCGCAAGCTCTAATCTAGGTGCGACATGTTCCAACTGAGCCATTCCACGCATCATGTTCTGCATTACTACCAACGGATCTACAATATTTGTTGGTTTGATATTTTTTACATCCCTGGTATGGATCGTTCTGTCTGTCAAGCCCAGATTAACATCTGCATCTGGTAAGATTTTCATTTTAGCTTTACCTTCAGCACTTTTGCCTACTTCTATCTGTGCTTCTTTTATCCTTGGATAGAAAATAGGTTCTCCAGAAATAACATCTTTCCCAATTCGCTGTACAGACATCTTACTGAAACTATTTCGGAAGGCTTCACTATTTATAAAATCCATATAGGTTTTTGCAACCGCATATAGTTGTGATTTTGACTCAAATTTTTTAATGAAATCTTTGACAAATGTTGCTGGGTCTTTTGTCCCTAACTCTTGACCTTTACCCAGCATAGGTTGCTTGTCTCTTGCTATAAGTTTAAATGGCATACCCGCTTCAAAAGCGCTTCTTGTTGATGCATCCTTTAAATTTAAATACAAAGATATTGCTTCCCAGTTATTTAACTCAGTAGCCTTTCCGCCACTCTTTATTCTAAACATAAATCTAGCTTTTGGATTATTTGAAATTGAAGAGTAGTTGTGCAACGTCTCTAAAGAAACATCTTTAGGTAATGCGTCCCGAAACATTTTTTGGTAAGCCATTTCACCTTTAGTAAATTCTCCTACTCCATACTCTACATCAGTTACTAATCTTTCATACGACCTAGACCTAGTTGAGCCTAAGAGAAATTCTGCGGAACTATCTAATGATCCGTTCCAGTCGATACTCCATCCAAAGTTTTTAAGTAACTTATAAAGACCACCTGGAGCATCTTTTGCCTTCTGCCACTTGTTACCACCATTCGGGTCTAACGGGGAGAAGGTTTCTGAAGGGGTTTCTACTGTCTCTAATTCCGTAACCAACTCAGATAACTTCTGCTCAACCTCCAACTTTCTAGCCGCCTGACGAGCTGCATCTGCATTTGCAGAACTATCTTGCATGTCTTTCAAAAATGCGTTAAGCTCAATTCTTTCGAAGTTTTCTAAAGATTCAATACCGTTCTTAGATGCTTTTTCTACAAGACTCTTCATATGACCACGAGAGTTGGCGTAGGTTCCATCTGGATAGCCTAGTATGTCTTGCCTTATTTGGAAGTAGTTATCTATGGCAGTAGCATAGTCTGTTTCTGGCGCTCTTTTAGTCGCGTAATCCTTCGGGAATATTTTATGAGCAATTGAATTAATAACAGCGTCAAAAGTAGGGGTATATAGAGATGTGTCCGCCTTTGACCTTTCCCTTAATATACGTTCTATCGACTTTACTTGTTTATCTTGGTAGAGACCCTTTGTAAATTGCTCTAACTTTTCTACTTTTTTTGCCAGTTTAGGTGCAGTATCTACTTTCCAAGTACCATCAAGATTTCTTTCCCCAACGATTTCTTTTAATCTTGTCACCTGCTGTTCCGAAAACAGTCCAGTGGCTTCTACTGCCTGCATCTGGGCATCTAGAGCATCCATCGACTTAGCAACAAAGTCCGCCTCCTTGCCATGAATAGCAGGATCATAATTTCTAGCAACATCCATAACACTGTGTATACTTTTATCAAAAGCATGTTTCATAATAGCTTGTTCTGCAAGTTTCTCTGCCAGCTCTAAAACTTCTCTATGGTTGTTAGAAATTGCTTTCTCGTTTATTTTTGCTTGCTCTGTATACTGTGCCTCTGCTTCTTGATGCCTTCTTTTTAATTCCACCCTTGCTTCTTTTAGTGTCATGTGGTCAAGTCCCAGCTCTATTAACATTTCACTCTTTTGCTCTGCGGTAACTTTTGTTCTTGCTTTTAACTGAGATATGACCTGTGTTGTTGTTAAGGTGACACCGCCAATGTTGTAGGTTGGTTCTATTTCTGTAGATGTCTTTGGAGTTCCCATCGCTCTAGCAGTCCCGACTACTTTCGTGAGAAATGCAACCTCTCCTGCTTCCTCAGAACTACGATTCTGTTTTGACAGCAATTCTCCTAGTCTTCCCTGAACTTGTGTTAACAACGCCTCATTTCCAGAAAGTCTTATGGCAATTGTAGGGACATCTAAATTTTTATAATCTGATGTATTTATTTCAGGCTGAATACTAGCTTTAACTACATCGATCCTATTCTGTAGTTGTGCCTGCTCTTGCGTTATTCTCTCTGCCTGTAGTCTGTTCTGTTGTCGCCTAGACATAGGTGTTCTAGCTGCATCAGGTCTAGGCACATACTTATATACTGTATTCCCATCTGCATCTTTCGACTTTACTCGTTTTAATGGAATTGCGGTTAATGCATCTACACCATTTATTTCAGTCAATACCTTGTTGTATTCAACTATATGTCTCATTGCATCTGTTGATGTTTTTACTGCTTCAGCATTTTCTGCAATTGCTTTTAATTCCTTTAGGGTGGAAGCGTCTGATAATTCTCCAGTTTCAGCATTTCTCTTGACTTCTTTAGCCCAAGCTAACTCGCGTAGCAAAAGTGGGTTGTTTGTTTTCCTCCCATTAATTGCCATTTCTAGTTCTATTATTAAACCGTCTATTGGTGCTGTATTACCTGAAGTAGCCGCATCGTTTAGTCTTTTTTGAAACACTTCTAGATGCTCTTGGTGCTTACCCAGTTCTGTCATATGTTTAGCAGTAGTTTTTCCAGTCAGCATTCCATATACAGGTTTAAGAACTCCAGTTGCTTGAACTACAGCCACTTCAGCCATTGAGTGCTTAAAGACCTCAAAAACCTGTTCAAAGCCAAGTTGATATGCCTCTGTTTTTACCTCATTGCTTAAAAGTTTTTCATATACTGTGTTTAGGGAATATTCGAACTGTCTCCATAACGCTACATCTTTTGCAAGTGGATATGTTTTCTTCATATAACTTACAACACTTTTAGTTCCTCCCGAAAACCAGGCGTTAGACAATCTGGCTACTACCGCAGGCGACATGTTTGCGAATACGTCCCCTTTACCATGAACATGGAAAGCCCGAAAAATAGTTCCTGTAATCGCTGCATTTACGACACCTACGAAAATAGATTGGTGTAAATTCTTTGTTCTATCGTAATGACTTTGTGCTAGATCGTTGGCTGACCCGGCAATCATCGTGCCTAGTCCCACTGGGCCTGTAGCTCCCGCTGCTACCCAAGGCGCTAAGTCAATTCCTAATCCCCCTACTAAATTTACCGCAGCTCTGAGCGTATACCAAGGAGGCTTGCTTTCTTCTAATCTTTCATAAAGCATTGCAATACGTTGACCATGCTTGTCTCGTGCTTGAAAAGCAAAATCTGCTGCAGTTTCAGCACCACCAAACCAGCCCAATTCAAGTTGGTCTAGCCCTGTAAATTTGTCAAACGTAGCCCTTGCTTCTGCTACCGTTTCTAGAAGACCCCACCCTTGCTTCTGCAGACTACGTTTTGCTATCTCTAACTTTTCGGGAAAATCTCCCCAGAACTCAGATGTGAAAAAATTCCAGTTTTCTTCTGGTTCTTTATTCAAATCAATTTGTGGATATTGATTTAATTCTCCACCTGTTGCAAGATTATCTGCTTCATGTTCTGTAACCGCTGCTGCATATTTGTTTGCCCAGTAATTCCATGCGCGACTGCCTTGTTCTAGACCACTCGCTACAATCATGGCATGTAGAAGCCTTCCTTCTGGAGTAAGATTCTCGTGATACTTCCATTGATCCGCAAGATACTCATACTTCATGTCATCATTTATAATGGTCGTTTCAGGCAAGTCATAATGACTCACAATCTCTTCTTCTATTGGAGGTAGGTTTTCTGTACTTACTTCAATTGGTTCTTCTGCTGCAGCTTCAACTGGCTCTGGCATCGACATTTCATACGCAGGGTCATCTGTGGACATTTCCCATTTTGGATTGCCTATTGCATACTCTGAATTACCTGGTTGGATCGCCATTAGTTATTTCCTACCCCAAAACCGCGTCTGCCTTGATTCCACATCATCTCTGTTTTAAACAGGAGTGAGTCTATTTCTTGATTACCTTGATTTACAGCTGCACTTGCAAACTCAACTATTTCTCCATTTATTAGTAAAGCACAGCCTGTATAAAAATACGAAGGTTTTTCTTCTGAATCTTCTACTGTGTGGAATGCTGAATCCCTTGATTCTCTTGTGTCTGCAGGGATAATGAAATAAGATTGAACCTCGGATGGCAAAACATCTCCCTTCAGTGCCTTTGATAACAGTGTTCCACCTTCAGAGCCACTAAGAAAGAAGCAGTTGTTTGCTCTGATGTGAACCTTCATTTTCTCTCTATGTGCAGCAATCCCATTTGTGAAGTTGTCCTCGCCTTGTAAGTATTTTTTAAATTTCCCCATAAAGGTCGCAGGAACAAACTCACCAATTTCTAATCTAGTATGTGGTATGTGTGTATCAGTTGAAAGGTGTGCGCTTCCCCCTGCTTGAGTTACATTTACATCTGTTGTGTCTTTGCCTACAGTCCCTCTGTACGCTTTCTCAAACTCATGTAAGAAACTACCCTCTTCTGTGCTTGGGTCTTTTAACCAAGTCAACAATTGCAATCCATCTAGCGTTGGCTCATCTTTAAAGCGTCGCCCAATCGCAAGTTGTATTATTGCTTCTTCATGGTCTCGTTGGCCTCTACGACGTACTTTTCCAAAGTCTACATGATCTTCACTTCTGCCATAGATGTGTGTGTCTATGTTTCCTCGAATTACTGTCCCATGTTCAAACGCATTAGACTGAATAGTGATAAGATCTTCTTTGGCTTCTTTACTTAGGTATTTAAATATCATAGAACCTGTAGGCAGTTTGCCTGACACTAATTGTGCGTCTTTGAGAAAATCAAAAAATCCTGCTGCAGATTTCGAGCCTATAGCATCTGTATGATTGGCTATCTGTTGTGCTGTGTGCGGTCTGCTTACATGCAACAGACTTTCCATAATTTCTTCTATGGACTCTGGTGATTCTACAACAGTCATTAGTTGAAACTTTTCAGGGCTTGCTTCACTGTACTTTTGCATTATTTCTAACTTCTCTTCGTTAGAAGTTTTAGCCTTTAATTCATTCTTGTAATTCGTTCTATGAATAGGGAGAATGACTCCAGGTTGTTTGAATGTTTTCCAGAACTGCTCTTCCCCAGTAACTTTTTCGTTAAGGTCAGCGCTACCCATATTTCTTCCAATTGCATTAGAGAACTGCTGCCTTTGTGGTGCATTCCAACTGTAAATATTATTATTATCTCCGTCGTACCGACTTACAAATATATTTCCATCTTCTTTTAACTCAGTATTTGCTGTGTAAGCCTTATCCATCGCAGAGCTGGTTGCAATTTTGCGTTTTTCAAACCATCTGTTGATGCCGTCTAACTTATTTATGGAAGCTAAATCTGTCTTAGTTGCCAAGTCAGAATACACAGGCTCAATAGAGTCTATGAAAGCATCTCTGGCAGTTAATTGATTTCCATCCGTATCAAACAATGCAGAACCGTTTATATTGTCCCATTGAGTGCTTAACTCATTATGCGTTACGTCGTCCTGAAACTCGGCTGTAGTATCTGCTATAAGAGTTTTTGTTGCGTCTCCAAAACTTTTTCTTAAACCTTCTTTTATATTATTTAGTTCAATGATGCTGTGGTTTGGTAATGCATCTTTTGTAACCATTCTGTCTATTGCGTCAGACGCTTCATCATACGTTGCACCTGGGTTAGTTAGAATATAATCTTCTAAAGCATCTTGTGCTTTGGCTTTAAGTTCACTTACTGTTCCTCCATTATTCACATGAGACAATACATTGCTTGGGGCTTGGAATTGACCAAGTTCTTTTATAACCGCACCTTCCCCAACAGCAGCAGCTTCTTTTACAGAGTCGCTCAAACTTGCAAGATATATATAAGGAAGTTTTTTATTGAACGCCCTTCTTATATTCTGCAGCTTTATTACTTGTTCTTGCATGTTATCTGGAAGATTAGGACTTTGCGATAATCTTTGTGCAAAGGGTATAAATTTACCATCGTCACTTGCTCTTGCAACTGCCCACTTAAACATTTGACCCAATGCTTCGTTATTTGTTTCCTGGAATGCAGCTAATGCCTCTTCTGAATTTCCATAAACCCTTGGATCATTAGGCCCAGTAGTTACTGCACCTAAATATTGTTGTTTGAGTATTAACTCTGACTCGTTTAGTGTGGCATCGTATGCCCTCGCTGCATCCACAACCGTTCCTGATTGAATTGCGTGTATTACACCATTATATATGGTATTACTTAAGGATTTGAGACCTGCTTCTTGTTCAGCAACAAGTGCATCCGACTCAAATTTGGCAATGTCAGTTGACACTTTTGCGCCTGAAATTCTTAAATTTCTTTCAAGTTCTATTTGTCGTGCAGAACTAAAAACCTCTCCCTTCCTAGCTTCTATTATGTCGTTAAGACCTTTTTCAAAAAATCCTGACCTAGTTCCTGCTTCTTGGGCATTTGCGTTTACTGCAAGAAGTCTTATTTCTTCTAAACCTTGGTTCGTATGATGTATCCCATCTAAATAATCTTTGTTCGACTGATTATGCTTTATTAGAGGCATTAATTCTTTAGCTGTTTGAGCAGTCAAGTCTGCCGCAAGATTTGCTGTTTTTATTTCATAAGGCCCGGTACTTTTAAGATTAGAAGCTGATCCTCTCTTATTCATCCCTGGCTTTTCGTATTGATGTCCTATTGCCATAATTTACCTTCTTTAAGCCTGTCCAGTCCCACTAAACGGGTTTTCCCATTTGTTCCATATGTCACTAAAACCCCAAGAACTTGTGCCTGTTGCAGGGTCATATGTTGCACCTTGCGCTCCCAGTACGCCTTTTCCTATGCCTGTTGCAAGAGCAAAGTAAGATTGGGTTTCATGTTGGTCTGCTTCAAAATCTTGCATTTGCGCTCTACTAAGATACTTCCACTGTTCTTCATTTCCTATATTCGTAGCCCTTGCCTGTTGTAATAATGAATCTGATTTAATATCCATTATCTTAGCTACGCCCATTGCTACTTGGTTCGCGCTTGCATCTAGAGTACTACCTGTAACCGCCGTTCCAGAAGTTCCGCCAACCTTTGCGAAGAAATTGCCGAAGACGGCATTGTTCACCATCTTCTGCATATACGTCTGCCTTTCTTCTTCTGCCTGTATCCTGGCAATTTCCATTAAAGATTTCTTTTTTGAGTAAGCTGCCCACTGCCTAGACACATCGGCATTCGCTCTTGCACCTGCCGCTTTGCTTTGTCCTCCCATGAAACCGCCAACACCCTGCGCGGCTCCTGCCATAAACATCATTGATGCAGGATCAAATCCCATCTAAACCTCTTTTCCAGTAAAGGTAGTCTACGTCAGCAAAAGTAAACCCTTCATCTGTTTTTGTAAACCCTAACATGCCGACCAAGCGCTCTGCTTGTGGGTAATCTTTTCTGACTGGAGTCTTTAACCAAGTAAATAACTCGCCTCCAAGTTTTACCATGTTTTTTTCTATTTCTCGTTTTGCTCGTATTAACTCTTTTGCAGAGGCTGAGTCTGAAAAGAAAAGCCAAGCATTTGCCCCATCTTCTGGTAGTGGTGTAACACCGAACATGACAACTACCTCATCCTCTTCTTTGAGGGTGTAGGCGCATATACTGCCAATGTAATCTGCTACTACTGCGTTATGTATCAGTAGTTCCTGCAAGGCTTCCCACTCTTTTAACTGCATTTCCTGTGGGGTAAAGTCTTCCAAGTCATTTGGTTTAAATTTGAATACTTCAATTGCCAAGAGCAACCTCCGATGTAATTGAAAGTATGTTAGCAGGATGCCCGTCTTCCTGTTCGTATCTAAGGATTAGTTCTCTTTCCGAAAGACCTGGGACTGAGAACTCGACCATTGCTGTTCTTAGTTCTGGGGGAGTGGCAGTAGCAGTTGGGTACTCTATATCATAAAGAAGGTTATCAGCTGTGTCGTCGTTTATTCCGAACTTACCACTGATTGACCTATACATATTGATGAATGCTCGAACAGCCCTCTTCAGTTTGCCCCTGAACTGTACATTCTGATTCACATTCAATGGAACTGTCTCTATTGTTGTCTTGTATCTAAGACCGATAGTAATCTGAGTAACTGATGTAGTCCCTGTAATTTGATTGCTGCTTACAGTGTAAGGCCCCCCTGCTACACCGTTCTCAAGTGTATACACGACCTCGCCTTCAAGGTGGTCTAGACCTGTCCAAGTTGTTCTGGCGCTTAATGTCTGAACCGAAGCGGAGTCTAAAAAGATTGCCTTGTTATGATCGTCTGTAACTAGGAAGTCTTGAGTAAGCATCTCAATGTAATAAACATCGTCTGTACCCTTCTTCCTCTTCACTAACATCCAAACATTGTCATCATTTCCGTCAATAGTTCTGCTTAATGCTTGCACTTCGCCAGGGGTGTTAGCGCTAGTACTAGTACCAGATACCGCCATTGGATGACGAGACCACCCAAGCACTTCCTGTAACTTGTCGTATGTCAAGGAAAGTAGCTCTCCTGTTGCTGTTGCACACCAGAGCCTATTTGTTGCTCCTGTTTGGAAAGTTACGTCAACTACTTTATTAGCTGTTATATGCTCTGCCATCAAAGTCACATTAGGTGCCAAGAACTTATCTGAGCCAAACTCATAAGTATATTCCCTGAGTATTCTTGCGTCTCTCTGGAATAACAGATACGAGTGTCCTAGACGAACTGGCTCTACCCCTGCCACAGAGCCATATCCACTTTGTTTTGTAAAACTAAGGTCGGTTGGTGTGATCGGTGAACCCGGCTGACTAGCTCTTCCTAGCCATTCTCCGCCTGTAGTAAATATAAGAAGCCCCTGCGTGTCACTCTTCATATGTGTAATTGCATTCACATGACGAGATGCCAATGTAAGGTTAAGTGATTGAGTGTCTACAACCTGACCCGTTTTCAGGTCAGTTGGGCTAAATGTGTCGTATACGTTTGTTTCGCTTGCCCATAAAGTTTGAGGCTGATCCTTTGTTGCTGCAGCCCACAATCTATTTTGATGGAATGTTCCGTTTTGGGGATACCCTGATGTTTTAGACCAAGCACCGAGTCGCCAGTTCTTCGTACCTTCAATACTTATAAACTTCTTCTTGACTGTTACAGCTGCAGTTCTATATGTTCCTGTTGAGCCATCTGGATTACTTACGCCTGTAATAACACCCCAACCTGTGTGTTCTGCAGGGTATATCCTTACAAAACCGTCAATTGAATCTGATTCTGTGTAGGAATCGGTATCTGAGTATGTCTCTGCTTCACCAGTATCTGCATGTTGTAATTTGAACTCAGTATCACCCGTTGGCGTTTGTATCATCCCCTTTGTTTGATGAAGCGTTCCGTCAAGAACAGTGGGGCCTCTTACAAAATCGTAGAACTCTACCTTTACTCCACCTCCACCCGACGAGCCTGTGTCTGTTTTGGCTGCATCGTATAATCCCGTACCTTCAGCACGCACTAAAGCCCCGTTCTTGCTGGAAGCACCTGCCTTTGTAAAGGATATAACCTTATGCCCTTCAGCAGGATCTTCTAGTCTAATTACCCTGCCTATGTCTCCCTTGGTAAAATGAAACACATTTGCACCCGCAGCATTTGTTGCATTAACAGAAATGCTACCTGTTGTAGCAGTAGGGGTAAAATATATATCAGCTACGTTAGTGTCTTGATAAGGGCCGTCTACAAATCCATCAGTTGCACCTTCTAGTACTGTTGGCGACCAACTTGAACCTGCAGTATCTACACCAGTCCTCTGTAGCTTAAGGACTGGTCGAGTTGGACAAAATATAAACATGGTGTCTGCAGATTGCACGAAGGTCAACTCTGCCAACTCTACATCTACCCAGGGCTGTCCAGAAATCTCAGTTGGAGTAGTGCCTGAAGAATATACAGGGGTTGGCTCTCCATCTACCACTTTGAAGAATCTTATGTAGCCGTGACTATCTGGACTCCCTGTGCCATACGATCCGCCCCCTGGAGCAGTTGTACCGTAGTAAGATGAAGCTGTGTCTGCTGTAGTATCACCAGGCTTACCATCTGCTGCAGTCACCCCTATTTCAAGAATGTAAGATTGCTCTGTGTTGTAATGAAACTCAGTTAAACGTGGTACTAATATGCCTGATGTGGTTTCATCTTTGATTTGGGAGACAAACTTTGTACCAGGTCTCCTAGACAAGCCACCATGTGTTTCCACTAGAGCGTTTTCTATTGTCTTTGCACCATTGTTATATTTAGCCAAGTCTGCTCTACCAAATAGTCTTGGTGAGATTTCTCCGGCTGTAAAGTTTGTCTGTAACTGTACTGAGTTAGCCATTACGCAAGCGAGCCATCCGAGTTAAGGTCTGGGTAATCTCTGAATACAGCGTTGTCATAACGGGATTCTAACCACAAACCACCGTGTATGGTCTCTGTTGTATTGTGTTCTGCCGAATCTTCCCACTGCGCCTGAACAAGTATCGACTGATATTTCTGTGTCAAGAACTGTTCTTTGCCAGAATCGCCAGTTAAGACGGAGGCAAGCTCTGCTGCAAGTCTTACTGCAATAGCATGCTTCAGTGTGTGATCCATCTTGGTTACGTCTGTTAATTGGTATACATACCTGATTTTCATTTCAGTAGCATCTGTAACAATTACCTGGTTAGAGTGACCTGAATCGGTGTCTCCAGAGTTTCCTGCTTCCATAGAGTACTTCTGTGTAGGGTCTTCTAAATCTACTAATCGTACAAAATCAGAAGGTAAGGCAAATGTAGTTGTGTAGCCCCAAGCAGGCACCCTACTTAATTTAGTACAACTCGCCCTTTTAAGAGCGCAGTTCCAAGGGTGCGCCCTTAGAACCGAGTCTCTAACATCTGCATATCTTTGGTTAGCCATAACAGCCCTGTTGTTGGAGCTACTAAGGCTAGTAATTTTTTGTTGACCCAACATGGTTAATGCCATGTTAGCAATATCTATTTCACTACCTGCACTACTGGGCATATTCAATTTCCTTAAGCAGTAGAAGGGGGAGGCGAACCTACCCCCCTACTACTCATACCAAAAGGTTAATGTAACGAGTACTGAATTACAAAAGCTAAAGTACCCGCTGCGCCAGTAGCCGCAACTGCTGTCAATCTAAGGTTGATGTCATAGTCAATATTAGGATCAGTAGATTCACCTACGATCTCCCATAACTTCTTCCCAATATTAGCAACCGCTGCAGCACCAGCTTCTGTAATAAACTCCGTCCCCGCACCTGCAGCATCTCCCCAACCAGTTGTTACAGCCGAACCGAATGCATCAGCATCCTGGACTGTTCCGTCAGTTAGGTAGATACCGCAGTCTGTTGCGAGGGTCGGGGAACTATGTGTGTCTAACTCATCACTAAAGATGACAATAGAGTGTATACGAGCATTAGAAGGCACACGAGTTAATTCGATGACATCATTGACATCAGCGATATCCTCGGCTGCAATCTCGAAAGCATCAGAGCTTACATACATCGTCGCACTAATCTTGCCATTATCTACAGCCGCTAGGGCTGTATCTAGAGAAGCGGTTACATTAGACTGTTTAGTTCCTACTGCCATACTGTTCCTTAGTCAAGTGTGTACATAATCATGAATGAAAGCGTACCCGCTTGCAAGCCAGATGTTGCTGCTGTGTTTGTAGCAACAATATCATACTGGTCTTTAGGATCAGCAGAAGCACCTGCTACTTCCCAAAGTTCTTTGTACCAAGAATCAATGTTTGTTGCCGCTGCTTCAAACCGAATGTCGGTTGGTGCAACTGCACTTTGGTGGCTGACTGCTGATGCAAAACAATCTTCATCAACAATAGTGCCATCAGTTTGGTACACGCCATAGTTAAGTGCAATGTTTGAACCTGAATCTAGGTCGTCTGATGCAACCCAGAATTGTAAGATTCTTGCATTAGAAGGAAGACGACAAAGTGTGAAGTAGTCACCATCTGCGTCTACGCCAGTTGAACCCGCTGCATTAATTTCAAATGCATCAGTCACAACTCTAACACGGCCGCCCCATTGTCCCGCTGGAGTGTGGACAGATGGATTAGCTGTGTGGTCAGTCATAATAGTTGATAATTGAGTTACCATTTTATTATTTCTCCGAAGCCGAAGCCGTCAGCAGTGGGGCAACCTGCCTCCGATTTGCTTCGTTTTTTAAAGTTAAGCCCCATTACGATTATGAGTGATCTTCCTTCACACCGATTTCTACAACTTTTTCTTCTTCAAGTCGTGTAGCACCGAGGCTCATGGAATAGTAAACATATGTTGAGAACGATTTGTCTGCACGAGGTGCGATGCTTGCTCTGATGTCAGCACCGATACCAAGTTGAACGCCTGATTTTGCCCAAGCAATTGCTTTTCGGTCAGCAGCAGCACCAGTTAGTCGTTCTGAGTGGATGAAATTAAAGCCCATGTATGAGTTAATTTCGCCACGAACAAGTGCTTTAACTGAAGCAAAGTCAGAACTTGTTACTGATGTGTTAGCAAGCAAGTCACTCATGTGGTTTGCATTTAGAGCAACGTATAGTTCTTCATCAGGTGAAACTTCGTTAGTCATTAGGATTTCACGAGCTTCGATAAGTTTATCGAGGGTGAAGCCTGTTGTGCCTGCAGCAATTTTTTGACCTGATGGAAGCACTGTTTCAGTACCGCCTGACACACCTGTGTAAGCAGAACCAAGCATAGCAGTGATGATGACATCATCCATAGCACGACCCATCGCCCAAGCTGCGTTACGAGCGTAAGCATCAGTTGGATCGATAAGAAGACGAACACGGTCAGCGTTGTCAATTAGATCGCCCCATTCGTAGTCATCTAGAGTCAATGACCTACGAAGGTGTGGAGTATTCACGAGAGGTGAGTCTGCGTGGCGTGATGTACGAAGTTGAGCGTTAGTTGTTCCAACTTGCTCTACGAATTTTTTCTTGCCTTGAACTGTGTCAGTCATAACTGCACTGCGAAGGCGGCTGCCTTTTTGTTGAACGATATCCATAACATTGGATTTGTATTGTTCTACAAAGGCGGTTGTTACTTGTGAGGACATGAGGATTCTCCTGTATTGTCCGTTACGGAAAAAAGGTCAGATGAAACCGTTTCATCGACCACAATACGGGACTGCTACCCAACTGGACATTCCCTGACTCTTACGCCCGTTAAGGCTGAAGGATTACCTTCATCAAGGGAGACCTTCATTGGCAGTGCGTTTACATGCATGGCTTAAAGGCTGTCTCTCTACCAATAGTATACGAACAAAAACCTAAAACATTCCAGAAATGTGGACAATTGTACACACTTTTTTTACTCCCCTACTAGCTCAGTGCTATATCTCCTATAGTGAAAGAGAAGAAG